GGCGGAGGTTGAGCGTCAGCTCGCCAGCCTGCCAACGGCGGCAACGGCGGGGGAGGCGTGGCGCCGGCAGGGTGAGATTGTGCTCTGCGAAGATGAAGCGCAGCTGATTGCTTTTGCTGACCATATGGCGACGGAGCATTTGCAGGTGCATACCCGCGATCCGCACGCGACGGCGGCGAAGATCCGCAACTATGGCTCGCTGTTTATTGGTCAGAACGCCAGTGTGGTGTTCTCTGATAAATGCTGCGGCACCAACCACACGTTACCGACGATGGCGGCGGCACGCTATACCGGCGGTCTGTGGGTTGGCGCGTACGTCAAAATCTGTACCCATCAGTGGATTGACGAGCAGGGTATCCCGGCAATCGCAGAACCGGCGATCCGCCAGAGCCGTACCGAGGGGATGCAGGGGCACCGACGGGCGGCGGAAATTCGTCTGCGTCCGCAGGACATTGATGCCATTACTACCGGCATGCGGGACTAAAACGTATCCCGGGCAGCCTTCTGCCCGGTTTTCAGCACGGGGAGCCTGAGATTATGAAGCGCCTGATACCGCCAGACGACTGCCCGGAGGAAATTGCCCAACGTCTCGACGTCATACAGCAGCACCGGGCGCTCAACGCGATCCTCGGGGTTAACCCTGACGCTATGTCTCAGGCGGAACAGCATCAGCAGCAGCGTCGACGTGGAGAGCCGATCGGCCCCCTGCACGGCGTGCCGCTGATCGTCAAAGATAATATTGCCTGCGCGCCGATGCCCATTACTCTTGGCTGCCGGGCGCTGGCCTCACTTAACGCGACAGCGGATGCACGGGTCGTGCAGCGATTGCGCAGCGCGGGGGCGATTATTCTCGCCAGGGCCAATATGTCCGAGTTCGCGTTCGATGTGCGCTCGCGAAGCTCGCTGGGGGGCGATGTGGCGAATCCACTTTGCCCGACACTCACCGCCGGAGGTTCCAGCGGAGGATGCGCTGCGGCCGTGGCGGCGGGAATGGCGGATGGCGCATTGGGTACCGATACCGGCGGCTCTATCCGCATTCCCTGTAGCTATACCGGGCTGGTGGGGCTACGGCCTGCCTTTCGCCGTTCACAGCTGGACGGTGTAGCGCCGCTCTCGCCCAGCAAAGATACCGTTGGGCCAATGGTACATAGCGTTGAAGATGCCGCCTTGCTGCATGCGGTGATCCATGGCCTGCCGCCGGTTGCGCTTCCTGTGCGTTCGCTGAAAGGCGTTCGCTTTGGTGTGGTAACCGCGTTACAGGGAGAGGATGAGGTACAGCTGGAGGTCTGGCAGTCGGCGCTGCACACGTTGCGCCGTGCCGGAGCGACGCTGGTGGAGGTTTCACTCCCTTTCCTTGAAGAGGTGAGGCAGGCCACCTGCCTCAGTCTGTATGAATTTCGCGTGGCGATTGACGACTGGCTTAGCAAACAGCCTGGCGCTCCCTCCGGACTGACAAGCATTGTGGACTCCGGCGCTTTCCTGCCGGAGTTTGCGCCGTTTCTACGTCAGATGCTGGCGAGTAACACGCTGAAAACCCCGCTCTGGCTGGCGGGGCGTCGCTTTCAGCGCCTGTTGCGGCAGAACCTTTGCCAGGTGGCTGAGGCGCAGCGCATCGTCGGATTTGTGTATCCCACCGTACAACGGTTACCAGAAAGTATGGCGAAGATGCCGCCAGGCTGCGCGCCAGAACTGGCCGCTATCAGCGGCCTGCCTGCCATTACGTTACCGTGCGGCGTAAGCCGTATCGGTCTGCCGGTGGGGATGGAGATGTTATCGGTGCAGAAGGATGAGGCGGCACTGATGGTGCTGGCGCTGGCGTGTGAGGGGGCGCTGGGCGAGAAGGGATAGATACAAAAAAGCCCGCAGAGCTTGCGCAGTGCGGGCTTTCTGTACTTCACCGGACATATCCGGATCATTATTTGGTGGAGCTGGCGGGAGTTGAACCCGCGTCCGAAATTTCTACATACCATTTTTACTACATTGAAAACAATGATTTGTGTTTAAAAACAATGAATTAGTGTTATAAGGTTTTTTTCTATTTTATATGTTTTTACTGCTCTGCCGCCAAAAGTGCCGCCACTTTTTTTGCTTATATCCCGTTACTTGGCGATATTTTTTCCGATATTGATATAACCATTTTTTTCCCATCTCATTGACCAGATCTGAGTTTTTTACTCTAATCGAAAAATGCTCTTAAATGGTGTGCGAAAAGGAAGGCGGCGCTGGACGGTTTTTTATTTTTCTCAACTGCATATTTAAGAACCAGATGGGGGGGGGACATTCGCGTATTTGCAGGACGCGAGAAGGTATTCAAATTCATCAAATGCTAAACAAAATATATTTTCTTTAGGGATGTGATAGTCGCTATTGAATTTGTCATATATTTTTTGCATCTCATTTGATGCATAAGCATTAGCGAGAAAAGTTCCATTTCCTAAAAAAAGATTTTTGTATGTGATGCAGAGTGCGTAAGATTCTTTTCTAAAGGCGCAGATTTTTCCATCATTTAAGAAAATTTCTCTATTAACTTCATGTGCCTGCTCAATAGCTTTCAAAACAGATGTTTTTATTTTTCCTGAAATATCTTCAGGACGTAATGTAACCATCCCTTTTTCATGTATTTCCACACCTTTAGCATCAATAAATATATTTGCATCGGAATGTGGGATCAAAAAATCAACTACTTTATTGTCTTTAGGTAATCTTTCTTTAAGATACTTTTCAGTAAAAAATGGAATTGTGCTCTCATGTATGATTTTTTCTAGTGAATCTTCAAATACCTTTCCAAAACTGTCCATGAACTTCTCGGCATCATTTCTTCTTAATAAGTCATATATGAATGTTTGTATGCTTGTTGAAGTTAGTTGTGTATGTATTTGAAAATAATCTGAACCTTTTTTTATTAGTGGATTTTCGAGGAAAGGACTTGATGAATAGTATTCTAGTAAAGGTTTATCATGTGTTTTTAATTTAGAAAATGATGGTAGTCTTTCATACGTAATTGAAATTGCATCAAGGTATCTTTCAATGGTCTCTTTAGATATAATTGGTTGTAGTACATCAAAAGTTTTTTACATTCATTTTTCGAATTGGATTGTTTGAGGTTATGTGAGTTATTAATACGAATGACAGAACTAGGAAATCCTCAATTGAGATATTAGTTAATGATAAGAACGAGGTTTTTATTTTATGTTTTTCTTCAAGTGGCAAGAATAAAAAACTTGCCTGCTAATTGAGTTTAAAGCATCAATTCTTTGATAAATCCCTTGTTGATAAATATTATTTCTTAAGAAAAAATCTAATCCATTTTTCTTTTCAAGACCAATTGGTATTATACTTAAGGTGTCATAAGCCTTTTGAAACAGAGCGATGGCTTGCATTTTATTTAGATTTTTAAATTTTTTGTTCTTTCCAATTGCTGATGTAGACCATTTTAAACATAAATTCACTACCCATGGCATATGTCTGAGCATGTGTAAGTTATCATCGAATTTCTGCAAATTATATTGCATGCAAAATTCGATGAATTCATCAGGATTATAACGTTGTATTTCAGAACGTATTGCATCCATTCTTAATTTAACAACAGCATCAGATTGCACGTTAAAATTTTTTAATCAAAATATGTCTCCTATATAAATGATGCATACTTATCAAATATGTTCGCTGATAATATTTTATGCGTGTTCTACATTGTTTTCTTACGTAAGGTTATCGCTATTCATTTACCTTATTGTTTTATAGTTAGTATATTTTTAAAAATCAAATTATCTGGATCGTATGCATAATTGGCTAAAAAGTCCATGCTGTTTATATTACCTTGAAAAATAATTGGATTCTGATCAATTAGCATGTAAAGAGATATTAAAATGTCTCTTAGTCCTCGTAGTATTTCTTTAATTTCTTTTTCATCAGAAAACGATGTTTCTATTCCTAAGTTTGTGATGGGATTGAAAATCTCGAAGTTATTTACATCACGCTCATAGTTCACACCTAATTCCCTGCATAAAAACACTATAAGCGCCTCAAGGTTTTCTAAATTGGATATGCAATCAAGATTTTGGTGAAGTTCATTGTTTTTTATTAATGTATTGCCAATGTTATGATATGTGTTTTCTAATAGCTTTAGAAATCCTTTATCAACCTCATTACTATATCCATTAGAGATAGAAGATTTTTTAAATATTTTTTTATATAATGAATATGTATGATCTACCGAAAGTTTTACAGTGCCTTTTTCGAAGGTAGTATTGTCTCGTCGTGAAAGTGTAAATGATGGTAATGTTTTGAACATGTCTGAAAAAAATTTTTTAAGATGTGCATAATATGCATCACTCCGATTTTTCTCAGTTACTAGATCGATTTGTTGTTGTGTTTTACGGATTTGATTCTCTGTTTGAATTGTTCGGTGTATGTTCGCAACGATAGCAACGAATGGTATAGAAAGAGAAAGGAGGGCGATCGATAATTTGCTTATTTCGATGAAGTTACTAAATCCTACTGCATCGAATCGAGGATAGTGTCCAATCCATGAGAATATACCAAAATACAATGCTGATACAATCGGTATTCTTATTGATTGTTTAAATAGATTTTGCTTTGTCAGCCTTTCTTCAGTCATTTCAAAATAATTTATTGTTTTTGTTTTTTGTATTCAGTTAAAAGGTAAATGCAATATATTGCTATAAATAAGAAAGAAATTTCTGGCTTTTTGACAAAAATTAGTAATTGATTCTTGAATCATAGTGAGGTCCATTTTAAACCATGTAAAGGATTTTTTGTTACAGCATCTTCTAAATGATCTGGTGCAAAGTGTGCATAGATCATCGTCATTTTTATATCGGCATGGCCTAGAATATCGCGCAGTACCAGTATGTTTCCGCCATTCATCATAAAGTGACTGGCGAATGTATGGCGCAGCACATGGGTGCACTGGCCTTCAGGCAAGTCGATACCGGCTCGTTTTACTGCACGTTCAAAAGCTTTTCTGCATGGCGTAAATAGCTTCCCTCTATTTTTGGGAAGTTCGTCATAAAGCTCCTGCGAAATCGGAACAGTTCGATTTTTCTTGCCTTTAGTTTTGGTATAGGTGATCCGATATTTAGATAATTGATGGCCTTGCAGGTTTTCGGCTTCACTCCACCGCGCGCCGGTGGCAAGGCATACCTTTGCGATCATCAATAGGCTGGTGCTTTGAGAAACAGCACAGGCATCAAGCAGGCGTTTAATTTCGTCCGAGGCCAGGAATGCTAACTCCCCCTCTGCTATTTTGAATGTTGGTAGCCCGGCGAGCGGATTAGGGGCTGACCAGTGGCCCAACTTTATCAGGGTGCCGAAAACGGACGATAAATTACGCTGCTCCAGATTTACCGTGCGGGGCTTTACTGGCGACATTAGCGTGCCGTCTTTGTTACGAACTTCACCTTTTAATCGTGCTTCGCGATATTTTGTAAAGTCACCGGCGGTTAACTCAGAGGCGATGGGATCGCCTAGGCCATTGCAGATAATATTCAGTTTCGCCATTAGGCGTTTGGGGTCCGCGAGAGTCTGGCCGTAAAGGGAGTGCCACTGCTCAATCAATTCTGACAAACGCCGCCGATCTTCCTTTTCACCCAGCCACGGCTTTTTGTTCACTTCATCCATGGTGAAGTTTTCAAATGCTACAGCCTCGCCCTTTGTAGTAAATTGCTTGCGCACGCGCTTGCCGTCTCGCCCGTTAGGGTAACACTCGCACAACCATTTTCCGTTCGGCTGTTTTCTGATAGTCATATCAGATGCTCTTAATGATTTTCAATACGCGGCCAACAACCTCAATTTCATCCAAGTTGCACTCAAACGAAGAGTCATCTTGATGCACCACCAGTCGGTTTCCCGGAAGGCGAGTTAGCTTAACAATGCTTTTTATCCCGTCGATATTAACCAACCACATCCCATTCACTGGTGGTGTCTGCTTACGGTCAACTAAATATGAATCGCTAGCGGTATTAACTAGAAGCAGCTCGCATGAGTCAGATGGAAGCAGGCTGCTATCAATGATGGCTTTTCCAGCTTCAACCAGTGAACCTCCCATGAGATTAACCTTGTCGATCTCGGGCGATACAAGTTCAGAAAGAGGTTTTACCTTGCCGGAGTTCACGAAATTAATACTTTTTTTTATCATCAATTTTTGTGCCGGGTTCACCTTGACCAGTGGTAAGCCAGAGTAAAGAAACGCCCGTTTCAAGAGCACATTGGATCACCCATTCTGCAGGGAAACTGTCTCTTAAGTATCTGTTAGCCATAGTGCTTTTAGATGCGCCTAGGTGATCGCATAGCTGCTGCCTGGACTTAAAATCATAGGCAGCCATTAACCTATGGATAGCCTCTCTACCCCCTGTATTCTCGCCAGCTTTCACCTGTATCATTTCTTAACCCTATTGACGTATCAAATATTGGATCGTAGTATCTCAATGATTCAAATATTGAATCGCATAAAACAAGACAAAACGACATAAACCAAACCTTAACTGAGAGATACTGCACTATGAGCACTGATATTTCAATTCGTGTACCAAAAGAGATGGCTACGCCTGCGGAATTCGCCGAATGGGAAGGCATTTCACGCGGATCTGTGTATCAAAAATCCACCATGGACAGTTGGCTAAGTACATGGTTAAAAAAGATAAAAACAAAGGCCGTGTAAGCCTGCGTTATCTGATGTACAAAACCGATCAGGTTCGCGAGTCCCTTGGACATTCCAACTTCCGCGTTGTTGTTGGTCAGTAAGTTCAATTATGAGAACTTTCTACGAGGCTCACATGTTTGATTATAAGATTTCCAAACATCCACACTTTGAAGAGGCCTGCCGGGGTTTCGCACTGCGTCACAACATGGCGAAGCTGGCAGAACGCGCGGGAATGAATGTCCAGACGCTGCGCAACAAGCTAAATCCGGACCAGCCGCATCAGCTCACGCCGCCTGAAATCTGGCTGCTTACCGATCTCACTGAGGACTCAACCCTGGTTGATGGCTTCCTGGCACAGATTCACTGCCTGCCGTGTGTGCCGATGAACGAAGTGGCAAAAGAGAAGTTGCCGCACTACGTCATGAGCGCCACTGCTGAAATCGGGCGCGTTGCTGCCGGTGCCGTTACTGGCGATGTGAAAACCACTGCCGGGCGCCGTGATGTGATCAGCAGCATTAACTCAGCAACTCGTCTGATGGCACTGGCTGCCGTTTCCATGCAGGCCCGCCTGCAGGCCAACCCCGCTATGGCAAGTGCGGTGGACACCGTAACGGGCCTTGGCGCTTCGTTCGGCATCATCTGAGGTGATTATGCTGACTAATGAACCGTCATTCGCATCGCTATTAGTTAAACAAAGCCAGGGTATGCACTGCGGCCATGGCTGGATTATCGGGAAAGATGGCAAGCGCTGGCACCCGTCCCGCTCTCAGGATGAACTGCTGGCAGGGCTGACCACTACCAAACGGGGGAAACCATGGCTATTGAAGGCGCTGCGGCGACTGTTCCATTAAGCCCGGGTCAACGTATGGAAGGGCTGAACCGAATAGCGGAATTAAGGGCGAATGTGTTTGGTCTGAATATTGAGCCAGAGCTTGAAAGGTTTATTAAAGATATGCGCGACCGCCGCGATATAAACCATAAACAAAATGAGCGGGCACTCGCAGCCATATTCTTTATGGCAAAAATTCCGGCAGAACGTCACGGCGTCAATATTAGTGATCTGACTACTGACGAAAAGCGGGAACTGGTTAAAGCAATGAATCATTTTCGTGCAGTGGTGAGCTTATTTCCCAAACGGCTAACCATGCCGAATTAACCCACAACAGAAATTAATGGCGTAAACCCGCCGGGCATTCTTTTGCCCAAATTCAGGAGAAAGAGAAATGCAGAAAGAATTACCAAAAATGGTGGTGCCAGCAAACGACCAGCTTATGGCGGTGATCGATATTGCCAAACGTGAGGAGCGCAAAGGGCGCGCACTCGCTGTTTCAATCCGCCTTGAGGCGCTGGCAACCCATATCACCAACAGAGGGTTAAACGGTATTGAAGCGGCTGAACTGTTGCGCCGCGAAGCAACCCGCTACGAAAACGAATCACAGGAGCTGCACTAATGGCTGACTCTATGGACCTCGTACAGCAGCGCGTCGAAGAACAGCTGCAGCGCCACATTCATACCGCCCGCAACAGGGCGCCGGGCATTTCCCGTGTGCTTTGCATCGAGTGCGATGCACCGATCCCTCCAGCGCGCCGCCGTGCCCTTCCGGGCGTGCAGTGCTGCGTAACATGTCAGGAAATCGTTGAGCTGAAAGGGAAGCATTATACCCGAGGCGCGGTGTGAGCTTCGGAGCCAGTCACTGATGTCTGAATTAATAAAAGACAAAGGCGGCCCGACCGTGGCCGCTGGGGCTTTTCCATGGAACGGCCCGAAAAAAGCAATAAACCCCTATCTGGACCCGGCGGAATTAGCGCCGGTTTCTGCGCTTTCAAACCTGATTACTCTCTATGCTGCTGATAACAAGCAGGAACAGCTGCGCCGCGAAGCCCTGAGTAATGAGGTCTGGGAACGCTATTTCTACAATGAATCCCGTGATCCTGTTCAGCGGGAAATGGAGCAGGACCAGCTGATAAGCCGCGCCAAAATGGCCCGCGAACAGCAGCAATTCAATCCCGATCTGGTCATTGTTGCTGACGTGAGCGCCCAACCGGCGCACATCAGTAAGCCGCTGCTTGAACGGATTAAATATTTCGAGGGCCTGGGCAAGCCGAAGGCATATTCCCGCTATCTGCGTGAAACCATCAGGCCGTGTCTTGAACGCCTGGAGCGCGTGCGTACCAGCCAGGTTTCTGCGTCATTCCGTTTTATGGCGAGCCACGACGGGCTGGAGGGCTTGCTGGTCCTCCCGGAAATGAACAAGGAGCAGGTCAAGCGTTTATCTACCCTGGTGGCGGCACACATGAGCATGTGTCTGGATGCTGCCTGCGGTGAGCTGTTTACGGATGAAGACGTTACGCCGGAAGAGATCCACCGGTCATGGGAAAGGGTGGCCGCTGAGGCCATGCGCCTTGATGTTATCCCGCCTGCTTTCGAGCAGCTGCGCCGTAAAAAGCACCGCCGTAACCCGGTCCCATACGAACTTATTCCGGGCTCGCTTGCCCGTATGCTTTGTGCGGACTGGTGGTATCGCAAGCTGTGGCAGATGCGGTGTGAATGGCGGGAAGAACAGCTGCGCGCTGTCTGCCTGGTTAACAAAAAGGCATCCCCGTATGTCAGCTATGAGGCCGTGATCCACAAACGCGAACAGCGCCGCAAATCCCTGGAGTTTTTCCGCTCGCATGAGCTGGTTAACGCCGAAGGTGACACGCTGGATATGGAAGAAGTGGTAAACGCCAGCAGCAGCAATCCGGCGCACCGGCGCAACGAAATGATGGCCTGCGTTAAGGGGCTGGAGCTGATCGCGGAAATGCGTGGTGAATGCGCCGTGTTCTATACCATCACCTGCCCGTCACGCTTTCACGCGACGATTAATAACGGCAGGCCAAACCCGAAGTGGACCAGTGCCACGGTCCGCCAGAGCAGCGATTACCTGGTGAATATGTTCGCCGCCTTCCGTAAGGCGATGCACAAAGCCGGGCTGCGCTGGTATGGCGTCCGCGTTGCTGAACCACACCATGACGGCACCGTGCACTGGCACCTGCTGTGCTTCATGCGCAAAAAAGACCGCAAATCCATCACCGCGCTGCTGCGTAAATTCGCCATTCGTGAGGATCGGGAGGAGCTGGGCGCCAATACCGGGCCGCGCTTCAAGTCTGAGCTTATCAACCCGCGCAAGGGCACCCCGACCAGCTATATCGCCAAATACATCAGTAAAAACATCGACGGGCGCGGGCTGGCGCAGGAAATCAGTAAAGAAACGGGCAGATCACTGCGCGATAACGCTGAGAACGTAAACGCCTGGGCTTCGCTGCACCGTGTCCAGCAATTCCGCTTCTTTGGTATTCCTGGCCGCCAGGCGTACCGCGAGCTGCGCCTTCTGGCCGGACAGGCTGACAGGGTGCAGGGTGACAAGAAGGCAGGCGCGCCGGTACTGGAAAACCCGCGTCTGGATGCTGTGCTGGCCGCAGCTGATGCTGGCTGTTTTGCCACCTACATCATGAAGCAGGGCGGCGTCCTGGTTCCCCGTAAACATCACCTTGTCAGGACTGCCTACGAGCTCAACGAGGAGCCGAGCGCCTACGGCGATCACGGTGTTCGTATTTATGGCATCTGGTCCCCGATCATTGAGGGCCGGATCTGCACTCATGCAGTTAAGTGGAAAATGGTTCGTAAAGCCGTTGACCTTCAGGAGGCGACAGCCGACCAGGGCGCTTGCGCGCCTTGGACTCGTGGCAATAACTGTCCCCCTGTTGAAAAAATGTACCAGACAGGGGGCGAATTACTGGGCAGCGTAAAATCTGCAGCACTGCCGGACTTCGAAAACATTAGCAAAAAGGAGCTGCGAGAGCTGACCGCGAGGCTGCGGCTTGTCAAACCGAAACGCCGAAAAGGGTACAAACAGGAAATTTCGGATCATCAACGGCTGCTACTCGAAGCGGAACTGAGGTCTAGGGGCTTTGACTCCAGCGAAACGGAATTGAATCTGCTTCTGCGTGGCGGCAGCCTGCCATCTGGAGCTGGATTGCGCCTGTTCTATCGAAACCAGCGCCTGCAGGAGGATGACAAATGGCGTCAATGGTACTAAGCCCCTCAAATGGAAGGTTACAAACCAGCCAGACGCAGGCCGCGAATACGAGCTACTTCATACTTAAGTTCAGCTGCTTTGGCCTCGCAGAGCCTTAAGGATTTAAGCCATTGTTCTGTTGTAGGCTTACCAAAAATATCCTCCATTACTACAACCATATAAAGGCAGCGGCCAGTGCCTAGTTCGCCTGCCAACAGACACGCAGCATTGGTTCCTGCCATAAGCTCAATACATGCTTTGCGCATTATCTTATACCTCATTTGAGTTTCTTTTTAAGGATCGCATTTTAGCCATCTGCTTGAAAGATAAAAAAACATTTTACATTTTGAGACTGGCTGTATACTGTGTTTATATACAGTTGTTTTGTTAGGAGGGAAGATGCAGGACTATCTTTTGGAGTCGCTAAAGCTCCAGCGTATTGATTTCTTTATCAAGCTTGTAGCGGCTAGTGAATGTGACGACGAAGAGAAGCGGCTGGCTATCCAGTGGGTTTCTGAGTTAACGGACGAGTTGATGGCGAAGATTCGTGCTCATGAAAATGGCCGGTCGATGGATCTTCCCGGTTAGCAGTAGGAACCAGGAACGTTGCTGGCTTGAGAACTTGAATCTTATGCCAGCAACGTTGAACAACGAGTGTAGTGAGTTCTTAGCCTTGTATGGTGATTTGGATGTTTTCTTCATTGACTCCAAAATATAAGGCTAGCCCAGCTTTTGCCTCTTTAAGTGTTAACGGCTTAACAACATTTTCTTCTTCATCTTCGTACTCATCACCCGCTTGTTCGACATTCAAATTCGCTGGAGCGAATTTTGGAACAGCTTTGAATTCCAGTTTATTCGTCTCGATGCCAATATCTTTGAGGTTGCGATAAGAAACGGGGTTTCGGTTACCATCCATTGCTCTGGGATGTCAATTTCAGCATAAGAACTGATATTTATGATCCAGCGGTGAGGATTTTCGGGAGCCCTGCTGATTCCCGAGATACGACCGACCATGAATGCATGGTGATGTTTTGCTTCTTGTGATCCCCAGTCTTTTTTCGAATTTTGTACACAAACTAAATATTCGTATTTAGCAGCATGGCTGGCGTCAAGTCTCCATGCTTGACTTCCTCCTGTGCTAAGAATCTCAGTAATGCCACGAGCAGTAAGCACAGTAATGCAGTTGGTATTAGCCATTTAATCATGTCCCGTTGATGTTTTAGTGAGGATACTGCCGATTTAATTAGTATACGCACTAGAATTCTGGTTAGTCAATGGCCTGATTTCTAGTTTTTACATTTTCTATGTTTTATACTGTGAGATTACTACGTTGAGTACTGTGATTTTTCTAGATCATCTAACTAAGGCTGCATTAAGACAGGCTAGCGTAACGCATCCCTTTCAGGTTCGCTCCGGGCAAAAGTAGCCTATACGGTCTCAATTGACATACTTAAGGATCGGCAAAGCAAGAAGTGCATGTCTATGCTGCATGATATCGCATGATCGTTCGAGGGTCTTTTTCGCTGAAGCCCGCCAGAACTGGCGGGATTTTGCTTATGTCATGCAGGTGCATGAAAACCTCTGCATAAAGCGGGCAGGCGTGGCGGGGCTACGAGCGCGCGCAAGCATGTTAAAAAATGAAATCAAGTGGTACGATAAGAAAAAACGTCACTTCGCAAAGGGATGTCTCATGCATAGAATTGTTAAGGCTCATCTTGATAGCTTCGTTAAGAGTTACGGTATTGAAAATCATGAAGAAGATGTGCAGTTCGAGTTGTTCTGTAATAAGGCCATGTTATCTTCTCGAATCAGTATGGATTTTGAAATAGATGATGTAACGACCGGAGCTGGGGATGATGGCATGGATGGTATTGCTATCATAATTGACGAAGAGTTATGCATCTCTCCGGAGGATGCGACTTCTATTTTTTCCTCTCAACGTAAAAATCACGATGTCGATATTGTTTTTATACAATCAAAGCGTAGCGAATCTTTTGATTTAGGTGATTTTTTAAAATTCAAAGCATCTGTTTTTAGATTCATTGATGAGTATCCATACTCTTGTTTAGATGATATCCAAAAGAATGCACGAGAAGTATTTGATGTGGTGATAAAAAATGTTCCCAAGATAAGAGGAGGTCGCCCAACTTTTACTGCTAAATATGTTGCTACGGGAATATATAAGAACCCTAAAGAGTTAGAGTCTGCGAGAGAATGTTTTATAAAAGAAATCGATGAGTTAGGTTATTTTTGTAACGTTTGTGTTGATTTTGTTGATCGTGACGAATTAACTAGAACTTGGATTGATACATACTCTGTAGTTAATGCTGAATTACCATTATTTAGCAATGCTCCTTTGCCAAAAATTAATGGGATCGAAGAGGCATATCTTGCAGTTGTAAAAGCAAAAGATTTTGTTAGTAATCTTTTAATGACAGAGGAGGGCTCTCTTCGTAATCATGTTTTTGTTGAGAACGTCAGAGCTTTCTTGGGTATAGACAACCCTGTTAATGCATCGATAGCTGAGACAATTAAAGATAGAGACGCGGCCTCAAGATTCCCTGTTCTTAATAATGGGATTACAATAGTAAGCCCAGATGTAAAGCTTCAAGGAAGTATATTGCATTTGGAAAATTTTCAAATAGTCAACGGTTGCCAAACATCTAACGTACTTTACGAATGCCGTGATTCTTTAGATGATAATATGATGGTCAATTTGAAGGTTGTTGAAACATTAAATGAAGATGTTTTTTCAGAGCTAGTTCGTGCTACTAACAGCCAAACTAAAGTTGACGAGACTCAATTCTATTCTCTGCGTCCAATAATTAAGAAAGTCGAAGCGTACTTTGACACATATGAAGGACAAGACGGACGTTTATATTTAGAAAGACGTGAAAGGCAATTTATCGGTAGAGATATACCTGCAGTAAGGGTGTTTTCAGTTCATATGGCAGCCAAATGCGTCGCTGCTATGTTTTTCCGCAGACCAGATCTTTCATACAGGTATCCAAAACGAATGTACGAATTACTGGCTGAGAAAATATTTTCTAATGATACTAAAGAAATTGTGTTTTATGCTGCATGCCTGACTTTATATAGGCTCCACTTGCTTACATCGAATGCAGATATTCCACAAAATATTAGGAAGTATAAATGGCATTTAATGGCTGTTGTTTGTGCTCTAATTGCCGGAAAGGATATACCAAAGTTTGGTTCAAAGAAAATGGAAGCTTATTGTAATAAAATTATAACTGAAATGACAAAGCATGGGGACAAAATAAAGGCGACCTTCCAAAGGGCTGTTGATATTGTTCTTTCGATCGATGATATTACGGATGATAGAATGAAAAGGCAAGCGATCTTGGACGAGATGCTTGCTAAGATTTAGCTTTATAAAGTATTGATTTCTGGTCCTCTTTATTGCTAGATGTATTATGAAGGAGAGTGCCTTAATAAGGCACTCTTTAAATGTTTATATCACTTCAAGACAGTATTCTTTGAATTTAATGACCTCATCCCCTATCCATTCATTAATTTCTTTTATTCGCTCCTGTAAAGGTATCAATTCATTTCGCACAAATACCTTGCTAGCTTTTTCAATATCACCGAATCCCCCATTATTCTGAGGAATGATACCCATCATCTGCGGTGGTACGCGGTGCGCCGCCATCATGTCGTCCCGGCTGACGTTCTTAATGTTCAGAAATTCATCCTTCGCCGCCACCTCTGACAATGGGATGATCTGAATCCCGTCTTTTTTTGCCGTTGGGCGAGTACATAAACAGGTTGCGGAAGTTGCCCGGGCCCTTGGCGCTTTTCATGGCCTGGCGGATGTTGTTTACGTCCTCCTGGTTCTGCGCAGCGTCAGTCATGTACATGATAAAGCCCGCATGGCTGCCGTTGATGTAATACTTGCGGCGAAACAGCGTGGCGGACTCGTTGAGCAGGGCGGACGGAATAGCTGAGAGATAGCCGGGCAGCCCGTAGATTTCCTGGTTAATATCAGGCTCAAGAAGATGGAAAATGCTTCCCGGCGTGAATTCGTAGGGCTGCGTGGTGAATCCGAACTGCACAAACCAGTAGGTGTCCAGATCAACGCCGCGGCGGGTATATTTCGCCAGGCTGGCTCCAAAGAGAGAACGCCGCCGAGACGGTTGGTCCGTTTCTCAAGGTAGGCGTTGCCGAATACAAGATAGTCCTGAACGAAACGGGAAAAAGCCTGCTGGCTGAGCAGGCGGTGGGGTATATAGGTGCTGCTGAGAATGTCACGCTTAACGGCAATCGGTGAGCTGTGATGCACGGCGGCGCGGTAGGCGCGCGCCAGCCCGTCAAAACTCACCGGCGGTTCATACCAGCGGTCCATCTGCACGCACTCTACATAATCCAGCAGTTCCCGGCGGTCCAGTACCGGGATCGGGTCGCCAAAGCTGAATGCTTCTGCAGATACGCCTCTGCTCTGTTGAACGCTCTGTTTAGCTGCAGCGCGGTTTTTATTCCTCTTGCCCATCAAAAAATCTCCACAATGTTGCTGGTATTGGCGGCTTCGCCCTGCAGCGGTTCGTTAAACAGTGCGTGCATCGTTGCCCAGGCCAGGTCTGCATGGCTGGCTTCTTCGCTGCGGCTGGCTTCGTAAGTGGGGCGGTTCCCGCTGGCGGTGGTGGTGCGGCGGATTGCCATAAAGGACTGAGCAATGTCGGTGTGCCCGGCGTCAAACTCCAGGCGCCGGTGGCTGATAATGTCGTATGCCTTGAGCACCAGGGCGTTTTTTACGTTGGGGTTGTAGACAAACTCCCGGACCGCCGGGAAGAACGCTTTCACGTTCTCATAGACGCCGTGGCCGACGCCGGTAGAGTCGATGCCGATATAGGTCACGTTGTACTGCTGGGTCAGCTTTTTAATGGCGTCAGCTGGGCGCGGAAGTCCATCCCGCGCCACTGGTGACGCTCCAGAATGCGGAACTTTCCGCCCGGCACGGCAGGCGGAGCCATGACCACGCAGCCCGCGCTGTCGCCGTTCTGCGTGCCTTTCGCCGGGTCATAGCCGATCCAGACTTCACGCCAGCCAAACGGGCGCAGCGCCAGCGCCTGAAAGTCGGACCAGACTTCCCAGCTGTCCACCATGCACGCCTGCAGCTCACTCAGCGGGAACACTGACGCCAGATCGTCAATGAATTCACACATCAGCAGGTTCTGGTATTCGTCCGTGCTGTACTCCATGCGCAGCTGGTCCAGGTCGAACAGGTTGCAGCCGCCGCGCACCGCATCCTCCACGGTGACGATCTGGCGGTACTGGCCGTCCGGGCAAAGCAGGCCCGGGGCCAGATTGCCGTGGGTGAGGTCAATATCTACTTTGTCCGCTTTGGCGCGGCCCCGGTTGAACAGCGCGCCGGACCAGAACGGATAGGCGCTGTGTGTCAGGCTGGACGGGGTTGAAAAGTAGGTCTGCCGCCACTTTTTGTGAATAGCCATACCGGAGGCCACCTTGCGCAGCTCCTGGAATTTCGGTATCCAGAAATATTCATCCAGGTAAAGGTTGCCGTGGTAGCTCTGCGCCGTGCGGGCGTTGGTGCCGAGGAAATACAGGCACGCGCCGTTGCTGAGTGTCATCGGGTCGCCTTTCAGCTCTACATCCACCTCTTTTGCAAAGTCGATGATGTACTGCTTGAAGACGTGCGCCTGTGCCTTGCTGGCTGAGAGAAAAATCTGGTTGCGGCGGGTGGTGATGGCGTCAATCAGCGCCTCCCGGGCAAAAAAGAAGGTCGCCCCGATCTGGCGCGATTTCAGCAGGTTGCGGATACGGTGGCGGTTGCCTGCCTCGTACCAGTGGCGCTGGTAGGCGAACATCGAGCCGTGGAAAACCTCCTGCAGCTTCTCGATCTGTTCGTCGGTGAAAACGTTCTTTTCGGGCTGGCGGCGCGGGCCTTTGTTGCGGTTGGCAACCTTCGGATTTAAATCTGCCTCGTTGCCGCCATCGTTAAATTTACCGATCCGGGCGTGGCGCTCTGACTGGCGCGCCAGCAGGTCAATTTCCTTGAAGTCTTTCCCTTCTTTCTGCTCCTTCATAATGAGCTGGCAGTAGCGCGCGGCGGTGGTGAGCTGCATCTGATCCAGCGGCCCATACTCGCCCCACTTATCGCGCTTCTTCCAGCTGTGAACGGTTGCAACTTTCTCGCCCAGCATTTCAGCAATGCGGGCTACGCGGTATCCCTGAAAGTACAGCAGCATGGCCTGCCGACGGGGATCGAGGTCTACGGGGGTCATTGTCGTGTTCATGGCCCAAACATACGGCCTTGCCCGGCGGCTTTCCCCGGCTGCGGTTTGTGTGGCTGACCGTACAAGCGCCGCGCGTTGTTTCACTCCCCCCATCACCGCAAACATAAGGCTCCAGTAAGTTTTTTCTAACGGAGCACGGCTCATGACAGTGAAAACAAAGCGTTTCCGCATCGGGGTGGAAGGTGCCACCACCGACGGACGCGAAATCCAGCGCGAATGGCTGGAGCAGATGGCGGCCAGCTACAACCTGGAGGTCTACACCGCGCTGATTAACCTTGAGCACATCAAGTCTTATCTGCCGGAAAGCACCTTCAACCGCTACGGCAGGGTGACGGCGCTGGTTGCTGAAGAAATTCAGGACGGACCGCTGAAGGGCAAAATGGCATTATACGCCGATGTAGAACCAACCAGCTCCCTGGTTGAACTGGTCAAGAAAGGCCAGAAGCTTTTCACCTCCATGGAAGTCAGCCCGAAGTTTGCCGACACCGGCAAAGCCTACCTTGTGGGCCTGGCCGCCACTGACGATCCGGCGAGCCTGGGCACTGAGATGCTGACCTTCAGCGCCAGCGCCGCGCACAACCCGCTGGCAAACCGCAAGCAGAGTCCTGAAAACCTGTTTACCGCCGCCGAAGAAACGCTGATCGAACTGGAAGAAACCCAGGACGAAAAGCCGTCCCTCTTTGCCCGCGTCACCGCGCTGTTCACCAAAAAAGAGCAGACCGATGATGCGCGTTTCTCAGACGTGCACAAAGCCGTCGAGCTGGTCGCCACCGAGCAGCAGAACCTGAGCGAGCGCACCGATAAATCCCTGTCCGACCAGGACGCGCGCATTTCTGAGCTTGAATCCTCGCTGCAGGAGCAGCAGGCCGCCTTTGCCGAGCTTCAGCAGCAGCTGAGCCGTGAAGACAGCCGTAAAGATTACCGCCAGCGCGCGCCGGGCGGTGACGCACCGGCAGGCACCCTGACCAATTGCTGATGGAGCATAAAACCCGATGAAAAAGAATACCCGTTTTGCCTTTAACGCCTACCTGCAGCAGCTGGCGCGCCTGAACAACGTGGAAGTGGAAGAACTTTCTAGCAAGTTCACCGTGGACCCGTCCGTGCAGCAGACGCTGGAAGACCAGATCCAGCAGTCCGCCGCTTTCCTGACGCTGATTAACATCACGCCGGTTGCGGAGCAGTCCGGCCAGCTGCTTGGCCTGGGCGTTGGCTCCACCATTGCCGGAACCACCGATACCACTACCAAAGAGCGCGAACCTACCGATCCGATGCTGATGGAGGACGTGGAATATAAATGCGAGCAGACCAACTTTGACACGGTGTTGACCTACGCAAAGCTGGACCTGTGGGCGAAATTCCAGGACTTCCAGGTGCGTATCCGTAACGCCATCGTCAAGCGCCAGGCGCTGGACCGCATCATGATCGGCTTTAACGGCGTGAAGCGCGCCAAAACCTCCAGCCGCGCAGAAAACCCGCTGCTGCAGGACGTGAATAAGGGCTGGTTGCAGAAAATCCGCGAAGACGCGCCGGACCACGTTATGGGCAGCACCACCCAGGACGGCACCACCACGGCAGGCGCGGTGAAGGTGGGCAAGGGCGGCGACTATGCCAACCTGGACGCCGTGGTGATGGATGCGGTTAACGAGCTGATCGACGTGGTTTACCAGGATGATGACGAGCTGGTTGTTATCTGCGGCCGCGAGCTGCTGTCTGACAAGTATTTCCCGCTGGTTAACAAAGAGCAGGAAAACAGCGAGAAAATCGCCGCCGATCTAATTATCAGCCAGAAACGCATGGGCGGCCTGCAGGCGGTGCGTGCGCCGTTCTTCCCGGCTAATGCCCTGCTGATCACCCGTCTGGATAACCTGTCCATCTACTGGCAGGAGGACACCCGCCGCCGTTCTGTTATCGACAACCCGAAACGTGACCGGATTGAAAACTTCGAATCCGTCAACGAAGCGTATGTGATTGAAGATTATCGCTGCGCGGCCCTGGTCGAAAACATCACTATCGGTGACTTCAGCGAGCCAGCTGCGGTGCAGTCTGCGCCTGTGGAAGAACCCGCCGAAACAGATACTGAGGAGTAACGCATGAGCCTGAGTCCCGCACGGCAGCACCGCCTGCGCATTCAGGCCGAACAGGCCGCCCGAGAGGGCGGCAGTGTTCGCCATGCGTCCGGCTATGACCTGATGCTGCTGCAGCTGGCAGAAGACCGCCGCCGCCTTAAGGGTATCCAGTCCACCGTGAAAAAGGCGGCAATCAAGGTGGAGCTTCTGCCGAAGTATGCCGCCTGGGCGGAGGGCGTGCTGGCTGCCGGAGGTGCGCAGCAGGATGACGTGCTGATGTACGTGATGCTGTGGCGTATCGATGCCGGTGATTATGCCGGTGCGCTGGAAATCGGGCGCCATGCGCTGCGCCATGGCTGGGTGATGCCGCTGGGCAACCGCAACGTGCAGACCGTTCTGGCGGAAGAAATAGCGGACGCCGCACAAAGCGCCCTGCTGGCCGCCGCCGGTTTTGATGCCGATCTGCTCCTGCAGACGCTGGAACTGACTACCGATCTGGATATGCCGGACCAGTCCCGGGCACGCCTGCACAAAGCCATCGGCGCGGTACTGACCGAAAGCAACCCGGCTTCTGCCCTTAATCATCTTACCCATGCGCTGCAGCTCGATCCCCGCTGCGGCGTGAAAAAAGAAAAGCAGCAGCTGGAGCGCAGATTGCGCAGTGACAGCCGCTAACGAACGTGCCCCGCGCACGGGCGGCACGGGGTGGCGAAAGGCACTGCCACATCAAAACCCCGTCCACCGCCCACTATTTCAGGAGAAAGCCGCATGCAGTTTATTGCGCCAGAACAGGCACCGGAACAGGCGGACGTTATTAAAAATACGCCGTTCTGGCCTGATGTGGACCTGTCGGAATTTCGCAGTGTGATGCGCACTGACGGCACGGTGACGCAGCCCCGTCTCCGGCAGGTTGCGCTGACAGCCATTTCCGAAGTTAACGCTGAGCTGTACAACTTCCGCAACCTCCAGAAGATGCTGGGCTACCGGGATCTGGCTGACGTGCCGGCTGAAATGCTGGACGGAAAAAGCGAGCGCATCCAGCACTACCTCACGCCGTGTATTGCTGGGCGCGCGCCGTGCTCAATGAGCGTTACCAGGATTATGACGCCACGGCGTCCGGGGTAAAGCGAGGGGAGGAACTGGCGGAGGTCAGCGGCGATCTGTGGCGTGATGCCCGCTGGGCCATCAGCCGGGTGCAGGATGCACCGCACTGCACGGTGGAGCTTATCTGATGAAAGTGCGTGCGCATCAGTATGACACGGTGGACGCACTCTGCTGGCGCCATTACGGGCGCACGCAGGGAGTCACTGAACAGGTGCTGCAGGCGAATCCGGGGCTGGCTGAATATGGCCCCTTTTTACCGCACGGGCTGCAGGTGGAGCTGCCGGATATCACGGCGTCAACCACTGCGCAGACTGTCCAGTTATGGGACTGAACTATGACGCTTGAACGACTCAGCGCCTTTATCACTTACTGCGTTGCCCTGCTTCTGGCATGGCTCGGCGATTTGTCTCTTAAAGATGTATCGACCATTACCGGTCTTGCGCTGGGGATTATTACTGCAGCGGTGACCTGTTATTTACGCTGGAAAGCCTACCAGCTGCTGCGGGACGGCAGAATATCCAGGGGGGAATATGAGTCCTTCAATCGTTAAGCGTTGCCTGGTCGGCGCGGTGCTGGCGATTGCCGTCACGCTGCCGGGTTTTCAGTCACTTCATACCTCCGTCGAGGGGCTGAAACTGATTGCTGATTTCGAAGGGTGCCGCCTGCAGCCATACCAGTGCAGCGCCGGGGTCTGGACTGACGGGATCGGCAATACGTCCGGGGTAGTGCCGGGCAAAACCATAACGGAGCGACAGGCCGCGCAGGGGCTTATTAATAACGTGTTGCTGACGGAAAAAAGGATTGAAGCCTGCCTGCAGGTTAAGCCACCTCAGCATGTTTATGATGCCCTGATCAGTATCGGCTTTAATGTCGGAACGGGGGCAATCTGCCGGTCAACAATGGTTTCTTACTTAAATCGCCAACAATGGTGGCAGGCGTGCAACCAGCTCTCCCGCTGGGTTTATGTAAATGGTCAATGGAATAAAGGGCTGGAAAACCGGCGCGCCCGTGAGCTTGCCTGGTGTCTAAAAGGGGCAGGGGCATGACGCGCGCGCTGGCGGTGATTCTGGCTCTGGTGCTGGCACTGCTGGGCTGGCAGTCATGGCGGCTTAATAATGCCGGTCACACCATCGGGACGCAGGCTGAGGCGCTTAAAAAGAACAAGCAGGAGCTGGCGAAGAAAAACAGCCAGCTCATCAGCCTGTCCATTCTTACCGAAACCAACAGCCGGGCGCAGATGCAACTTTATGCTGCAGCGGAGGATACTTCCGCGCTGTTGCGGAGTCGCCAGCGCCGGATCGAGGAGCTAAAAACGTGAAAACGAGGATTTACGCCGCTGGGCTGACACTCCTTTGCCTGCTGACATTATCCGGCTGCGGGACCGCCCGGCCCTCGCCGGAGGTGCAGCTTACCGTGAGTGGTTGTCCAAAAGTGACGCAGTGCCGCCTGGACAGGTCAGCGCCGCGCAGTAATGGGGATCTGAATCAGGTGCTGGATGAGACTGAGGCCGCCTGGGCGGCATGTGCCGACAAAGTGGACACGATCATTGCGTGTCAGGAGCGAGACAGTGAACAAGCCGCAGTCCTTACGCAACGCCCTGAATAAATCGGTGGCGTATGTCCGTGACAACCCGGACAAACTGCACCTTTTTGTTGATAACGGTTCGCTGGTTTCAACCGGCGCCCGTTCAATGTCATGGGAATATCGCTACACCCTGAACGTGGTGATTGAAGATTTTAGCGGCAACCAAAATTTAGTGATGGCGCCCGTGCTGCTCTGGTTAATGACCAATCAACCGGACGCCATCAACAACCCGGAACTGCGCGAAAAACTTTTTACTTTTGACGTCGATATCCTGAGCAACGATCTGTGTGATCTCAGCCTCAATCTGCAGCTCACGGAGCGCGTGATTGTCAGCATAGATGGCACCGTATCGAGCGTTGAAGCGGCGCCGGAACCCGACGTACCCGAAGAAATGTGGACGGTGAAACGTGGATGACCTGCAGAGGGTGGATGACTGGCTGGGGGCCCTGCTGGCGAATCTGGAACCGGCAGCCCGCAACCGTATGATGCGACAACTGGCGCAGGAGCTGCGCCGGTCGCAACAGAAAAAATATCAGGCTGCAGCGCAATCCAGACGGCGCCACCTTTGAGCCGCGCCGGGTGACGGCCAGAAGTAAAAAGGGGCGCATCAAGCGCCAGATGTTCGCCAAATTGCGCACCACTAAATACCTGAAAACCGCAGCCGCTGCGGACTCTGCCAGCGTGCAGTTTGATGGGAAAGTCCAGCGCATCGCCCGTGTTCACCATTATGGCCTACGTGATCGTGTAAGCCGTAATGGGCCTAAGATAAAGTATGCCGAGCGACAGTTGTTAGGAATGAATCAAAATATGCAAGTGATTGTGCAAGATTCGCTTTTGCGTTGGCTAAAAAATTAGCCATCCTTGTTTTTAGACTTTGTAAAACCCAATGCGTCAATAAGGCCTAAGATTATTTTTTCTTGTGCCATGACGGGAGTTTTATCAAAGCTGATATTATGCGTCCGTAGACTGTCCAAAATTTTTGGGAAGTCATTGATGTCGCCTTTGCTCATTAAAAATGACATTTTCTGATTGTCATATTCATTGCTCAATTGCATATAGTATTTTATAAATACAATCATTATTTTCATGACGTAGCCGATGAAGAATAATATAGATAAACTGACGATTATAGATGTAATTGCGTCAGCTATTTTTTCGGATGGGTCTTTGCTAAATAATCCTTGCAAGATGACTTTGGTATTAAAGGCAGTGTCAGAGATCCCTTCATTAATTTCGGTTTTGGTTTTATTAATCTCATTTTGAGATTTTTTTATCATTTTATCAATGAAAGCATCTGTGTCGTTAGTATTTTTTATGAAATAAAATTTGAAATTATATCGTTGACGGAGTTGTTGTTATTGGCTTTTAAGGAAATAATGCCAGCAATTACAGCCATCATTGAAAATAGCATTATATACACGAATGTTATCATTATTAGTCTGGTTGATCTGGCCCGCTTGTCTAAAGTTTTAAGGATATATTCATTATCGATAAAGTTGGAATCCATTTTAACGTCTCTTATTGAGGGAACTAATTGTGTCATACCTTATACAATTTACATGATCTATCACAGAAGTCGACAAATCGACATTCTAATTGCATGAACGCACAACTTACCGAAATCATGCGCCTTATCACCAACCTGATCCGCACCGGCACCGTAACCGAAGTGGACCGGGAAAACTGGCTGTGCCGGGTGAAAGTGGGCGAGCTTGAAACCAACTGGATTAACTGGCTGACATTGCGCGCAGGTGGTGCCCGTACATGGTGGTGCCCGTCGCAGGATGAGCAGGTGGTGGTGCTGAGTATGGGCGGCAATCTGGAAACCGCTTTTGCCTTACCTGCGATCTATTCCAACCAGTTCGCGCCGCCGTCGGACTCAGTGGACGGTTGCGTAACGGAATACCCGGACGGTGGCTGGTTTGAATATGAACCCGCGACCGGCCGCTGGTATGTGCGGGGTATCAAATCCATGGTGATCGAGGCTGCAGATAACATAACCCTGAAAACGGGGGAATTTGTGGTGGAAGCAAGCAACACGCGCATAAACAGCGAGGTGGTGATCAATGGTGGCGTCACCCAGGGCGGCGGCGCCATGAGTTCTAACGGGATCGTAGTCGATAAACACGGTCATACCGGCGTTAAGTCCGGCGGCGATACATCAGGAGGCCCGGTATGACGCTGTATATCGGCATGAGTCAGGGCAACGGCAGGACCATTACCGACACGGACCACCTGCGCCAGTCGGTCCGGGATATTCTGCTGACACCGCAGGGGAGCCGAATTGCCCGGCGGGAATACGGCTCGCTTCTGTCTGAACTGATAGACCAGCCGCAGAACCCGGCGCTGCGCCTGCAGGTTATGTCTGCGGTCTATGTGGCTCTGAGTCGCTGGGAGCCACGGCTTACCCTCGATTCCATCACCATAAACAGCAGTTTTGATGGTTCGATGGTGGTTGAGCTTAGCGGGCAGCGTGATAACGGCGCACCGGTTTCACTTTCGGTATCAACAGGAGCAGACAATGGCAGTCATTGACCTTTCCCAGCTGCCCGCCCCGCAGATAGTGGATGTGCCGGATTTTGAAACGCTGTTAAACGAACGGAAAGCCGCGTTTGTAGCCCTTTATCCGGCAGACGAGCAGGACGCGGTAAGGCGCACGCTTGAGCTGGAGTCTGAGCCTGTGACCAAGCTCCTGCAGGAAAATGCGTATCGTGAAATCCTCCTGCGTCAGCGCATTAACGAGGCCGCGCAGGCGGTCATGGTGGCTTATGCCATTGGCGGCGACCTCGATCAGATGGCGGCCAACTACAACGTGAAGCGGCTGACGGTTACACCTGCGGATAACGACGCGGTGCCGCCGGTCGCAGCGGTAATGGAAAGTGATGAGGCGCTGCGCCTGCGTGTTCCTGCTGCATTTGAGGGGCTGTCCGTTGCGGGGCCGACGGCGGCCTACGAGTTTCACGCTAAA